AGACTGACCTTTTACCGGCAGCGTAATAGCCGTCGTATCCATGCTTGATGAGAAACTCGGTCGAGAAGAACATATCTAAGATCCTGTTCAGGTCTGTCCACGAAGCTCTCTGGCCGGGCTGACCCTTTCGTACAGTCTTTGGCAAATTAGCTTTTCCTACGTGCTTTTTAAGTTCGTGAAGTTGAGCAGACAGGGTGGTGTTCGTGCCAAATGCGAGTTGGAGGCGTCTCTTGGTCCTGACATCGAGGTCGGGCCCTCTCAGCAGCGTGCGTATGTTTTCGTGAGTCATGTTGAAAAGACGCAGGGTCTTTTTGACACGATAGCTGCAGACTTTTCCGTACTGCCGAGCCTGCTCCGGACGATCTGTCAGGTAAAAAGCACGCAGGTCTTTGAGGACCACGTCACAACTCACGGGAAGACCCTTGTAGAGGATAGTTCCTGAAGGGACTATCGTTTCGGAGAACGACATCTACTCTATTTAGAGATTAAAAGTACGGTTTGTACATGAAGGTCATAGTCAGCCTCACGAGCACGCCTCCGCGGTTTCAGCATCTTGGACACATCCTCAAGAGTCTCTGTGAACAGACATGTCACGAGGTCTGGCTCAATGTTCCCCGCAAGTACAACCGCTGGCCCGACTGGGACGGAGACATTCCTGGGTTTCTTTATGAAATGGGACCAAAAATTGTTATAAACAGAGATTGTGAAGATCTGGGCCCAGGGACAAAGTACCTAGGTTCGGCCCCTAATCTCCAACCCGATGATCTTATAATCATAGTTGATGATGATACATTGTATGATCAGTTCCTCGTCAAGAACCTCCTCAAGTGGTACATGACCGACGCCAAGAGCGCATGGGGGCTCTCGGGCTTCACATTTGATAACTATTTCAGGGGCTACTTTCCTAGACAGCACGGAGTTGCTCTTGATATGATCGAAGGATATGGGGGGATCATTGTCAGGGCGGACTGGATACAAAAACTCAGTGCCGAATTCTTAGAGTTACTCGAAGAGGCTCGGTTTGCAGATGATGTGGTCCTGTCCAACCTTCTCGAAAAGCAGGGGGTCATGCGACGAAGCGTGTTTTGCGAAGAGTGCCATGTGGGCCAGGTGCAACAGTTGAGCCAAGGGTTCCAGAGTGACGCGCTACACAATCAGACTCAGGGTGGTCATACGCAAAATTATTTTAATGTTTTGAAAAGTCTTGAACTTAAGGACAAGTCATACTTTTCGTATAAATGCTCATAGACACTTTCATGTTTTATAACGAGCTGGATATTCTCGAGCTTAGGTTCACGTTGCTTGACGAGTATGTGGACCGGTTCGTGCTGGTCGAGTCGGAACTGAATCACGTGGGGACCCCGAAGGAGCTCTTTTTTCAGAGTAATAAGAAGCGTTTCGAAAAGTGGATGCCGAAGATTGAGCACGTGATTGTGACGGCCGAGGAGTCTCCCAAGGACGAGAATCCGTGGTGTCGGGAGAAGCACCAGCGCGAGTGTATCCTTAGGGGACTTGATGCAGTCCCGCCCACTGCCATTGTCATGGTCAGCGATGTGGACGAGATCCCGGATATGACAAAGGTTCCTTATGAGAAACTGCCTCATATCGTCACCTCTGTCCATATGTTGATGTTTGAGTACTCGCTCAAGTTTCTGTTTACTGGCGAGGCCTGGTTCGGCACGGTCATTACGAATTTTGAAATCTTCAATCGAGTGGGGCCGAATTATCTTCGGGACAATCGCTGGAAGTTTCCGTATATCACAGAGGCTGGATGGCACCTGAGCAGCTTTGGGACGCCTATGCACGTCTGGAACAAGATGCAGACGTATGCGCACGGCAAGGATGCGCATCACGCAACGCAGACCCCTGAACTCTTTGCAGAGTGGATCGCGTCGGGCACGCACACGGACGGCAAGACTCAGCTGATACCTAGACCCGACTGGGTTCCTCTACCAGGTTCCAATGAAGTACTTAAAAGATTGAACTTAATTTAGTGTATGACTCTCGAAATAGTCACGAGTCACTGGAAGGAGGATCTCACATGGCCAGTAAACCTCATAGACAAAGAGGGGGCCGACCCAAGTACGTCATGCCGAATAAGGGTCAAGAGACTTCCGTGTACATAAAATTACGATAACTTGCCTGATCACGTCGCGTTCATCCATGGACACGAAAATGCGTATCATCAGTGCCATGACCGCCCTCTCATCGAGGTGATTAGAGGAGCTCAAAGAGAGATTCACGATTTTATTTCTTTGAATAATTTTTTCAGACTATATCCTTTTTTGGATGAGAGTGAAGAATACATGAAGATAGAAACTTACTGGAGGCTCCTCGGGTTCAAAGAAGAAGACAAGCCCGTCAGGGACACAATGCTCCAAGTTCCTATAGGTGCACAGTTTATAGTATCGCGTGAAGCGATACGGAGATACCCAAAAACCGAATGGTCTCGTTGGTATAACATGATAATGAACGAATCGGCACGAACTTCAAAATGTATGACCTCCACTGGTCTTTACGTTACATTCGTAATTCACGCAGACGGCCGCTCCAAGAGCCAGCAGAATTCCGACCCACTGAATCCAGTGAGTAAATTTTTCCCCGAAAACAAAATATGCGACGATAGCTCCCCCTATGACGATCATAGCCTCCCACATGACACAGGTCCACATCATACTCTTGGATGAAAAACTTCGAATGAGAAAGAAAATTACGCTCGTGTATGCCAAGAGCCCCATGGTCAGATGCCACCTGTCCTTGTTTTCCGAGAACCACTTGAGATGCGTGTTCCCGAACAACTCTGACAAAGTCATTAGAAGAACATTAAGAACTGTCATCTACTCCTGACGAGCATAAAAAAATAAGCAGAGTAATAGAGAATGAAGGCTGCTTTCGTAACGGGTGTGACTGGCCAGGACGGTTCATACATTTCAGAATTTTTACTTCATAAAGGGTATACCGTGTATGGTCTATGCAGGTACTGCTCCGAAAAGAAAAAAGGACGTTTGGAAGGTGTCATCACTGACCAGGAATTTCATCTTCTCGAGGGAGACCTCACTGATACGGCCAGGTTAACAACCATAATAAATTCACTCGAGCAGTATGATTCTATAGAAATTTATAATCTGGGGGCGCAGTCACACGTAAAGGTTTCCTTCGATCAGCCAGAGTATACCGCGAATGTGGACGCCCTTGGGACTCTCCGTCTGCTAGAGGCTATTCGCACGTGTGGATTTTCACACAAGATTCGTTTTTATCAGGCCGGAACTTCTGAAATGTTCGGAGCGAGCCCACCCCCCCAAACAGAAACTACTCCGTTTTATCCTAGAAGCCCGTACGGAGTAGCCAAGATGTACGCGTATTGGATCGTCAGGAATTACCGAGAGTCGTATGGCCTTTTTGCATGTACCGGAATTCTTTTCAATCACGAGTCCGAGCGTCGCGGTGAAGAGTTTGTGACCAGAAAGGTTACTCTCGGTCTGGCCGAATATATAAAGTCTGGGCAGGTTCTGGAGCTCGGAAATCTGGATGCGAGGAGGGACTGGGGGCACGCGAGCGACTATGTAGAGGCTATGTGGATGATGCTCCAAAGGGATTACCCGGACGACTTTGTCGTGGGCTCTGGTGAGACTCACTCCATTAGAGAATTTATCGAAGAAGCGTCACGTGTCGCGGGCCTAGATCTGCACTGGAAGGGATCTGATCTCGGTGAGGAGGCGGTCACACCCGACGGAAACGTCGTCATCCGGATAAATCCGGAGTTTTACAGGCCGGCCGAAGTCGACAACCTCCAGGCTCTTCCGCACAGGGCCCGGCTCGTTCTCGGCTGGACCCAGAAAATTTCATTCTCCGAACTCGTGAAAAGAATGATGGAGAGTGACCTAAAGCTAGCAGGTCTGACTTCTTCATGCGGTGGCTCTTCATAGGTCCTAGACTTTTGGCCGGGATAGGCCAAGTTACTAAGAGATATTCAGAACTAACCGGGGGTGAATTTGTGGAGGCGGGTATGATACCAAGTGGTCAGGACTATGATATGGGGTTTGCCTTTGTACTTCCGTTCGAGGACCAACTCAATCTCATAGACCAGTACAAGGTTTTCTGTAAAAAGATGATTTTCATGACAATTTGCGAGACCGAAACGGTCAATCCGGCATATGGCCTTCTCGTAGACCGTTACAAGACTCTCTACGTTGCTTCTGAATTTTGTCAAAAAGTTTTTAAAAAACAATTTCCTCAAGGAGACTGGAGGATACTTCACTTGCACGCTCCGGAACCCCCACGGGTTCTTATCCCTTCCGACTCTCCTTACACCTTCTACACCATAGGGAATGTGAACGATCCTCGAAAGAATATAGGGGCCCTCGTCAAGGCCCTGGACCAGTGCCCGGGAGCACGTCTGCTCATAAAGGCGACGTGCCTCCAAGATGTCAAGATTGATCACCCTATGATAACTGTCATAAACGGCCTGATATCCGATGAGCAGATGGAGAATATCCACAAGCACGGGCATTGTTACGTCAACTGCTCCCACTCAGAGGGTGTCGGTATGGGGGCAGTAGAGGCTGCTCAGAGAGGACGGCCCGTTATCATCACGGACTATGGAGGTCTCCAAGAGTACGTGAAGACGCCGTTCGTCGTTGGATGTGATCTCGGCCCCATCGGTTTTGACGACTTTTTGTTTACGAAGGACCTCTTATGGGGGTACCCGCGGTTCGATGAACTCGTACAACACATGAGGCACTGTTACGACAATCGCATAACCAAGTGGGACCATCCTCACACGCTCGGGCTCATGGATTCGGTCAAGGACGAACTGTCAGGGGCCATCCAGTAGTCGGCCAAAAATATAACCAGGGCCAGTACAATAGAAGAGTTTAGCAGAAATCCATCCTGAGTATTCAGGTACAACAGAGTGTCGTCTATGATCCCCACCCCTGTTGGCTTCGTGATAATCTTGGTCACGACGCGAACTAGGACAAAGTTTATAAAGAGGGCCGCGGCTATAAAGTTCCAGGGACCTTCCATGTAATATTTACATTTTTTAAATATGGGAAGAAACTAAATGTTTGACCTTAAACGTCTGGCCCAGCGGATAAAACTTCACAAGATTGAAGGAACGGTCGTACATCATTGTGCCATACTCGTGAAGATTCTGGGAACCGGAAGAATAGTTCACGGATACGCAATAACTCCCGGTGAGGTCTGCGAACACTATTGGGTCCGTGTAGAGCCCGAGGGCCTGGATCTGGACATTGGCTGGGAGGTGGCCTGTATGCACTCTCCGGAACTAGCGGGCATGCAGATCGTGCTGGCCGAAGACTTTCCAGAGGGCCTGAAAGACAAGGACGGAAAGGAGCCCGAAATACTCCGTCAGGACCAGAACAGAGATCTGCTCGAACTCTGGCAGACCGATCCCAAGACTTTTTGGAACGAAGCCCCGAAAAGCGTGAGGACATTCAGGTGAATTTTATGAGACCGACGAGAGCACGAGGAAGACTTTTCTTCACTTGCCCGAAAAACATTTCAAAAATTGGGTTTGAATTCTGAATCTCTATGCGGTCCAGAAGAGCCTCTTCGTCCGAACGAAGGGTATACAACAGATTTACGAGCTGAGAAGTGGTCTGTGCATTGAGAGCCGTCAGACTGACTCCCTTTAGGTTCAGAATCATAATTTCCCTGAGCTTATTTTGTCTTACATAGTCTTCGACCTGCTCGACGATAGGTTTGAGTCCCCTAGCAAACTCTTCCGCTTCTTCAGGGTTTTTAGGCTGTTTTTTGAGGTATTCGTTGCCTAGAATCTCCACGTACAAGTGTTGTCCTTCCGGATAGAAGCGAAAGATCTCAGACATTATTAGTATTATCAGTGACCTTTTTAACAGAACTTTTTCGCAGAGACTAGCAGGATGTTCCACCTTTTTAAAATTTTGGGAGTAGCATATGCGTCCGCTCTGACATTCGTCGCGGCGTGGCTATTCTCAACATTGTTGGATCGCATAACCCCTAAAAGAAATCCGTCTCACGGAAAACTGCGCGTCTTTCTGGAAATTTGCGTACAATTTGGTCTGATCGGAGTCATAGGATTTATGAGCCGAGGTCTTATAAAGAAGATTCCGTTTCCTTTGGATGGAGCCGCAGGCTATATACATTCCAGACTGAACGAGCTTCGCACGTTGCCGCTCTTTGTGTTTATCTTCATGTTCTTCCAGGGGAAGACGCAGGAGAAGATGAAGTTCCTGAGTGCCTGAAGCATTCCCATAGACGTGACGTCCTCTTACTAATCTGTGAAAACTCGTCGATAGTGTAGTCATCTCCCATTGACCGATTACACTTGGCGCAGATTGGCCGCAGATTGTCTATGTTCAGGGTCCCTCCCTTGCTCTCCGGGACGTTATGCCCGGTCTCAAAGTCAAACACTGTTATAACGTTCTCGCACCAAGTGACGAGACACTTGTGCTCAAACTTTCGGCCTATCCAGGTTCTCCAGACTTGCTCGCGAAGTGCTTTAGGTATAGTCGCCTTCTTCATCTTGAGCCTTAAATAACAGTTTTTTTAAGCCTACATCGTGTAAATTCTCTTTATCGAGGCCACTCGGGATCGGCACGCTGGACAGTTCCCGGATCTTAGGGACGAACGATTCCAGCACGTGTCGCAAATGACGTGACCACATGGGTCGATGAACAAGTCGACCAGATTGTCGGTGCACACGAAGCACGTAAACTTTGCATACTTTTCTGGCATTGTATTTATGAGAATCGTCTGCATCTCGTTCACTTCCCCTTGTAATTCTCGGCACTTACGAGTCAGGTCTGTGATGCCCTCATCGTGCTCATAATTGTCCAGAATATTTTCTATGAGAGTCTTCAAGTCCTGATTAGAACATCCATTCAGAGAAGTTTTTATAATTCTCAAATCTTTTTTCTTGTCATCCAACTTGGCCAAATTGTCGGTCAGCTCTCTTCTTTTTTTCACATAGTCCAATTTGAATTCTCCTAGAACATTTTCAAACTTTTTCCATTTTTCAGGAAGTTCCACGGGAAGAGGCACCAGAGGCGGTTCCGGTTCTTGCAGTACACTCTCTATCAATGCGGCAGCATCTATATAAGCAAAATTCATAGTGTACAGAATAAAAATATCCTTAACTATTAATGAATTCAGGACTTTCGTACAAGACATTCAGTCTGGATAAGGTTCTCGTATTTTCGGCCGCACTTCTTCTCATGATTTCGGCCCTTCAGGATTTCCTGGATCCGGCCAGGCGCACAGTCCCGACCGTAGTCATACAGGCGGTGGTTCGTCTCATTCTCAGTCTCTTTATATTTTACTTTTTCGCGACTGTTCTGAGACAGTCCTGAATTATTTTATGAGTAAAGAGTAATGGCACTCTCGGCCGACGTATTCATGGGTATACTAATAAGTCTATTGTTCTTTGCTTTAGGCGTGGCCACGACCGCAGTGGCCAACAAAGGAAAACAGGTTCCTTCGTTTAGCAGGGATGCCAACGGAGAGCCAGTCACAGGACAGGTTACACTGAGGGACTATCCAAACATAGTTTTTGGTTCTATTTTTATAGTCCTGTCGGTCGTTATATTTGCGATGGCAGTTCGAGCAGCCATGGCATAGACAAAAAAATTAATAGAACGGTAGAGTAATGGACGACCCTCAACAATTTGCGAGAGAGGCTGGTCCACAGCTCATAACTTTTCTAAAAGTTATTTTTATATTTTCTTTTATAGTTTTGTCCTTGACGGATCGCGACATCACGTGGTTTAAACGACAACCGGGAAAAACTATAGGAGAGGCGATGTTGGCAGGGTTTTGTTCGGCCGCATCTTTTACATTTTTAGGACACATGAGAGGCTATCAGGGTCTCGTAAAACTTTTTTTAATTTCTTTTTTTGTGTTCATGGCTCTTCAATTTTTGTTTGAACTTTCAGGGTTTAACGAATTGAAGGAGACGGCAGACACTGGTGCTAAAAAATTTGCCAGTGTAGTAAAGACGTTCGGTGCTAAAAAATGGATATGGGCCCTGGTGGTCATGGTGGCCACGGTCGTTCTAAGTTTTGCGATCGTCGCAAATGATGCGCCGACAATGCCATGGTCGCGTTTCGCACTAGAGGGATTCATATTAGGTCTCGGGTCGGCAGTGCCTTCGATAATGGTGACTGTCGACCGGGGAGGTTCTGCAAAGCAGGTGGTTGAAAATTTTGGCGCAATGATGATTCTTTTCGGAGCCGTGGCCCACCCTTTCTTACAGTATTCGGGGGTCTACTCTGAAGTTTTCAGCTAGTCCCTTTAAACGCGATGGAAGGGTGCAGGCGCCAGTCAATCCCCGGAACAGGCGGATCGATTGGAATAGCACGGCGGGCCCCTGGCGCCCACGCATAAAGGTCGGGAGGATCCATCGCGACGTAGGGGCTAGTGGTCTTGTAGAGCAGCAAGAGCGCTAACACTACCAAGAGAATCAGCAGTGGCGTCATCTTTATTTTTACGAATATTTTTATAGGCCCTCAAGAACCTCGAATTTAATTGCTGAACGCAAGGCCGCCCATTCCGCTCTGGATACGCAGAATATTGTAGTTCACAGCGAAAAGCTTCTGTTGTGGGGGAGCTGCGCCCATGCACGACTTGATAGAGACCGACACTTGTGCGTTATCGATGCGCGAGAAGTTGCACGTTCCGGTCGGCTGGTGTTCCTCGGGCTGAAGAGCAAACGAGTACACGTATATACCAGGGTAGGGAGTTCCGGAATGGTACACGAATGGCTGGTACTGGTTGAAGTACTTTCCGAGTTGCTCCTTGAAACGATCCTGACCGTTGAGGATAATCTTAAACTGGTTGAGCGGGCCGACCTCGTACTGGTAAGGAACGCTTGGCACGCCTTCCTCGATCCAGTTATAGGTGTTTCCGGTAATTGTGACGCCTTCCGGAGTCTTCTGAGCTCCGCCGGTACCATTGAAATAAAGATGGGGCATTCCGGACAGGTGCGCCAGAACGTAATTGTTAGAATTGACGAACGCGCTGGTGTTGCACGTGACCTGGACGTTCTGGGTGCTCGTGCAAAAGTTCCACAGAGAATTCAGACTGGCCGTAGAATTTCCGTAGTTGGAGTTCACGTAGCACCAGACAAACTCCTTCACGGGGTGGTTGAATGACAGGCGAATCAGTTGAGCGCTGTCGTTTGCGGTCTGGATGGCATCGCCGCCGGTGTGCTGGACCTGCTCGATGAGGTACTCGTGTCCCTTCTGGGCGAAACGGCGACGTTCCTCGGTATCCAGGTATACATAGTTGGCCCAGACCTGGAAGTCGGTCGTGCTGAAGTAAGAACCATAATAAGCACTCAGGTCAAAGTCTAGACGGACCTCGTGGTACTGGAGGGCAATGAGTGGCAGGTACAGTCCCGGGTTGCGATTGAAGAAGAAGAGCAGTGGGAGGTACACGCGGCCCTGGTTACCGTTCGACGCACCAGCTCCTACATTAGCCGGCGACACTGCGCAGGAAGTCATCTTGCCCCATGCATACTTGTCTGACTCTCCGAGGAAAACCTCAGAGTACAGACGCCACCAGGCCTGGTAATGTTTGTCGATCCGCTGGCCACCGATGGTCATCTCGATATCGGCCAGGGCACGCTCGGCGATCCAGCACGTGTCGAAGACAATGTTGTTAGATGTTGTAGCTGAGACTGATGGAAGCAGGCTCACGTACATGTTGCCGACCAGGTCGCCATTGCGAGCAATAGTGACAGACACGCGGCCAGAGTTAGACGGAGTACCGTTGACAGTCTGCTGGATGTTCTCCATGGCAAAGTTGGTGTGGCGCTTGTAGACCGCCTGGAAAAAGGTCACCTTGGGCTGACCCGTGAGATAGACGTCCTGAGCGCCGTAAGCAACCAGTTGCATAAGTCCTCCAGCCATTTTACAATACCCCGAGAAAAAAATTCGGGACGCCCCGCGCGTCAGCCCTGGTGAATGAAATTCTCTGGCACTATTAAATGTCCCAGCGCCCAGTAAAGAAGCCTCCCCCCCCTGAAGAGGAAGAGGAACTTGACGAGTTTGATGAGGAGGACGAGTTTGGCGAGACTGATCTCATGGACGCCCTGGGGTCCTGGTTCACGACCGAAGACGGAGACACGGTAGCGAGTGCTCTCGTGGGCATGAAGACAGCCATGGAAATGCAGAACAAAATTTTAATCAAAATTTTGAGTGCCCTGAAGCCTGCTTCTGTCAAGACGACTCTTGAAGAGGACGTCCCTGCTTAAAAATATCTTGACCTTTCTTACAAATGGAGAGCGTACACATAATCGATCGTACAACTCCTGAAAAAAATCACGAAATCAGAATGGAACTTCATCATTCTGATGTAATGAATATGAACGCCGAGGATCTAAATAATTTCGTGACAGACCTCGAGGATCATATGTGCCTAAACGCCAAGGGAGATGCTTATATACCTTGGCAGAATGGTTTCCGTGTTTTCGGTTACGAAGATGGCAATATCAAAAACGTAAATTTGGACACTTTGGCCGAGCAACGTCGCAGGTTCGTTTCTATATGCTCTGACATGTATCACCACGCGGGCCAGATCAAGATACGAGAAGACCCCAGCAAGGATCTGACCGGAAACGAATTCACGATGGGACAGAGAATCACGCGTCTCATAGAGACGGTCGATGACACATACGAAATGATTTTCAGGTATGTCAGGACATACGAGCGCATAAACCATCCCACGTATGTCCCCATCAAGGGCGACATGGAATCTGAGATTTTCCGTTGCCAAACGATGGATAACGGCGATTCCGACAAGGATACGACGAGCGCCTTTCAAAAGTTTCTCCTGTATCTTCTGGACCAGACGTACAAGCTGAAGATGCGCCGGTACGGTGACTATTGCTGTAAGCAAATTGCGACAGAGGACGGCCACCTCACGAAAGCCTGGAAACCTGTCCTCGAAATCAAAGAGTTTGTCTATCTGTACTCTCAAAAGGAGGAAAAGTACGACATGTGGAAGAACATGACTAGTCGGGGGAGCATAGTGACGGACACTATCAGACACTTGACGAACTGCAGAGACCTCCAGTTCCCGCCTATCAAAAAGAACCGAAATGTATGGTCGTTCAAGAATGGAATTTTTGTCGGAAAATTTCTAACAGAGAATGAAAAATACGATACTCGGTTTTACCCGTACACGTCCGAAGAGTTTAAGCATCTAGACCCGACCATCGTATCATCAAAGTACTTTGACCAGGAATTTGATCCCGGTATGGTCAGTGTCCCTGACTGGTACGACGTGCCTACGCCCCATATGCAGTCGGTCATGGACTATCAGGAATTTTCAGAGGATGTATGCAGGTGGCTCTACGTCTTTTGCGGTCGTTTGTGCTTCCCGGTCAACGAGATGGACTCGTGGCAGGTGATTCCCTTTCTCAAGGGAATAGCAAGATCAGGTAAATCCACAATCATTACAAAAATTTGTAAAAAGTTTTACGAGGGCCAGGACGTTCGCACGCTTTCAAACAATATTGAGAAAAAGTTTGGTCTCGAGAGCATTCACAAAAGTTTCATGTTTATAAGTCCAGAAATTAAGGGGGACATGGCCCTGGAACAGTCTGAATTCCAGTCGCTTGTGTCGGGCGAGGACATGAGCATAGCCAGAAAGAATCAGACGGCCGTCAGTCTTACGTGGACCGTCCCTGGAATCTTGGCCGGCAACGAGGTTCCTCACTGGAAAGATAACTCGGGGTCCGTGCTGCGTCGCCTGATGACCTGGAACTTTGGTAGACAGGTTACCGAGGCCGATCCTCATCTCGACGACAAACTCGATGCCGAACTGTCGGCCATCCTGTGCAAGTGCGTCAGGGCCTACCTCGAATACTCACAAAAATACTCGGATCAGGACATTTGGAACGTTGTCCCCAGGTATTTCATGGAGATACAGACGCAAGTGGCCATGGTGACCAACACGCTCCAGCACTTTTTGGCGAGTGAAAAAGTCACGTATGGGATGCAGCTGTTCTGCCCCCAGAAACAGTTTACGGCAATATTCAATCAGCATTGCTCTGAAAACAACCTGGGCAAGACTCAGTTCAATCCAGACTTTTACGCGGGTCCTTTCAGCGCGTACAAATTGGAGGTCCGGACCGAGACTAGGACATGGAGAGATCAAGTTCTGACTAGGCCATTCATCTTCGGATGTGACCTTACTCAAGATTTAAATGCCATCATGTAGTAATGCAGACTGCGAGAGCCGAAGGAATAATCAGGCGAGCTCTCCTCGCCAAGAGACCCAGAAAGTCAGAATTTGTAAATAAATTTGAGAGTTACGATTACGCCCTTACGAAACCGACGGTGACGTCCACGGTCCTGACTGTAAATTTTCCATTCAAAGATTTGTCAGTAGAAAAGTTACCTCCGGGTGTTAAAGAAATCTCTGGGTACCACGCGACTGGTAAACTGCCCATAGTGCGTAAAATCACGAACCGAACTATAGGCTTGAATAAAATTTCGAGCGTGAGGAGATGGGCATTTCAGATAGACTTTAAGAGTCCTTCGTCGACGGCCTACGTGAGCCATCACGACACCGGGTCTCTCCAGATAGTCACGACGGGTCCCCATGAAAGAGTCTTGCGTTTTCTGCACAAGTACATATATCCCGGAATCTGGGACTCTCCAGTGACTATAAACAAGATTGATACGAAAATGAATCTGAACAGGACTATCACACTCGAGAATTTGTCAAAAGAAATTGTTGAAAAGATTCCATTTTCCAAGTGTACAGCCGTCTACAATCCGGAAATTTTTTCGGGACTTCAATTGAAATGGAAAACCTCTCCCGTGTTGAGCATGAAGATATTCACGAATGGCACTATCTTGACGATAGGTCTCAAAAAGTTTGAGGATGTCGGGCTATCTGCAAGAATTTTTGAAGATTTTTTTAAAAAATACAAGGTGGACCACAGAAAAGTTTTCAAATACGATAGGGAAGGTGGGTACACGTCTGCGGCCAAAGTGCCGGTACCTGCCCGTAAGAATCTAAATGCCAAAAAGATTCGTATGCTGAATGCGCGCAACCCGCTCGCGAGAAATTACACAGATACGAGGAACGGATTTTATGTCCGACCGGGTCCCAATGGAAAACCCCGGTTTTATCCAGTGGTCGGAAACACGAGCCTCATAAAGAAAAAGACTATCAGGGCATACTC